AGCCGAGGTTAGGTTTAATCGTTAGGGCTAGAAAACAGGCGGCTTTGTATGAATGGGCTAGGCAAAGCGTGCTATTGTATGAATGGCTTTAATGCAGTTTGTATGGTTCTCCTACATCCGGTCTGCGCGGGAGTCAGTTTCTTTCATTTTTCTCGACATTGGACGTGTTCGGTCTTTACTGGAGCTACGGAATTTCATCGGGTTATCTTATTTCTGTGACTGGTGCTACGCTGTCTATATACAATTACATGATTCTGATGTATGATGGTATTGGTATTCTTTATATGGAGCATATTATGCGTATTCAATGGGTTCTTTATTTCTGGGTTGAAGGTTTAGGTTTACGTGCTTATAGACATGTTGAGTTGTTCGACTCTGTGTTAGAGATGATCTCTTATGTGGATGACTACGGCATCGATCAGTTTTGGTTTGATCTAGAGTACGTTTAAAAGATTGTTGATGATTAGGTCAGGGAGTGGATTGAATTCTTTTCTTATCAGACTGTGTACATTGAATGGAATCTGGTGTATATTATTCTTAATGATGATGAACATGGAGATCTGGTCATGAAGAAGTACGTCATATACCATCCGATAAGTCAGCAGTTTGTGGGTTCGTTCTTCAATGTTGCCGACCCTATCCACGCGTTAATGTCTGGGTCTCAAAAAGAGGCTCAGGACTTCATCGACTTTAACTATGGTCACGACAAGAAGTCTTATCAGATCATGGTTATCTCTTACATTGTGATGGAGGTATAGATGAGAACTACATACGTCATAAAGCACGAACTGAGTGGTGGTTACGTCATCGGTCGGTACATGAAGGCTGAGTGCCCGTTAGATGCCAGGACGTTCTATACAGAGGGGCTAGCGGAGAACTTTATGGTGGACCTTGGTCTCGAGTTCGATGAGTTCACTATCATGAAATTGACCGTCAGCTGGACAGAGGAGAGTTGGTCATGATCTACTACGTGTTACGTGAAAAGAAGGCGGGTTGGTACGACGACGGTTCTCACGGACTGGTTCACAACGTACTGGATGCGTACGCCTACGACAGCATTGAAGATGCGCGAGAGCGCCGCGGTTCTTACGACGACGAGATCGTAGAGGTAGAGATGACTATTGATGAGAGGGTGGTGGGATGATGGACATTCATCTGGTTGTCGGTGTATATAGTCCGGCGGAGTACGAGGATGATGGCTACGCTGTTAATGTGAGGGCATACGCCGACTCTCATATGGCTGCTCGCAGAGCGAGAGAGCTGACCGGTTTCATTGAGGCCTACGCTGAGAGAAGTCGGGTTCTGTACTCTGAGCTACAGGACAAGCGGAAGCCGTTGGACCTAGGTAGCGGTGACAAGAGCGAGTGGGCCGCGTGGAAGGTACTGTACATGGAGCACTCTGACAAGAAGGACGCCCTGTTGGCTGAGACTCAGCAGCTGATGGGTTGGCCTGAGTTCAACGGTGAGGAACATATGACATTTGAGGTCGAACAGCTGGTACTGGAGGTATAAATGGAAGACGTTTTCTGGGTTATTAAGTACCAGGGTCTGTATGTGGAGGGTCTGAGACTTCACGGCGTGCCTTACTTCACTGCTCGCGTGCTTAAGGCGGATCAGTTCATTAACGCTTTCAAGGCTCAACGGTTCATTGAGGATTACATGAGTCCTGATGAGTACGATGCGACTGTCGATATATTCCGTGTTGACCTTACTGTAAAGGAGACCTACGTCAGTGGACAGTGAGATCTAAATGAAGACCCGTGTCCGCAAGGAAAAGAGGACTGGTTACAGTCACTTCACGTACGTCGTAGAGTCTAAAGAGGACGACTCTACAGATTGGAAAGTGGTGCTGTTCCACGGTGAGAAGTGGCACACTCGAGACAACGCTAAGATGTACAAAGAGAGACTAGACAGGGGAGCGTGAGATGTGGGCGTGGATGGCTATATTCCTAATATTCTGGTGTTGGCTGTTTACATTCATTCAAATGCTGTGTATATTCATCTTTAAGTTTAGGGTATGGATCATTATACTCGTTGCGGCTTTCGGTGACATAATGTGGGACTGGATCGTCAACGCTTTCTATCGAATCGTGTACTTATTAATGGTCGTACAGTATTAACAAACAGAGGAAGATCTACAATAGATATGATTGAGAACATTCAAGAAGAGTTCAGCAGAGCTATCGACATTCGGCAGCGGATCAACAACGTCTTCTGGAAAGAGTACTCTCACCTAGGTAAGGTGTTCGGTGCTCTCTTTAATGAGGATGAACACGCGCTAAAGAAGGTGTCAGATATGAACTACTACAGAGGTGGCTACCCTGGTGAGAACTCTCCTCCTAAACTGGAGACACTGATGAAGCATGTAGGAGTTGTCGCCAAGTACTACGACACCGTTGGTAGACTAGATGAACTGAACTCTACTCTTAGACCGTACGGCTTCATAATTGAGCAGACAGGTGGTGATGTCCACATCGATCCACGACGGTTAGATGAGTTGAACCTAACAAGACCTACCATCAAGGCAAAAGAGAAGGTCATGGCTAAGTACGGTGCTATACCACTCAACAGTGCAGAAGAGACAATCAATTGGTTCCTCGATAAGACCCACTCACTGCAGGGTGTAATCTGCATGGCCGCAGATGAGATAAAGATCACCATATTTGAAGAGGTGGAGCCTAAGCTTGAGAGTGTCGACAAGTCAGGCTTCGTGCAGGCTGTGAACCTCAGCGCTGCAAGGAAGACCAAGGTAGACAACAACAAAGACGCGGCTGCTATCATCGAGAAGTCTCTCGATAGGTCTGAGGTACTGAAGAAGAACGGCGAGTTCTTGAGAGAAACTGTTATACATGAGACAACGTGAGGGATGACAAATGGCTACCAAAAAGATTAAGGGTAACGTACCAGGCATAAACTACGATCGTCAGAAGAAGACCACCTACGAGTCGATATCAGACTGCTACACGGCTAAAGAGCTGATGGAGCAGCTTGAGTCGATATCTGATAACTACGACACTGAGCTGTCTGACATGGAGTTGGAATTCGATTACAACGCTAGTGTGTGCTTTAAGCGCGATGAGGACGACCAAGAGTACACATCACGCATATACAATGAAGAGCAGCGGATGGACTATCAGAACAAACAGAGAGCAGCTGAGCTCAAGAAGAAGCAGGCTCGTGATGCTAAGAAAAAGGCTACCGAGTACCAAACCTTCCTTAAACTGAAGGCTAAGTACGAGGAAGGCGTAGAGACGACTTAATTAAATAATGTGCATTCTTTTCAGGTGCTCAGAAACTGGCTTTTCTGTGAGGATTTAACATGGGTTTTGATGAGAGTATTATGAAAACGCTGCTAGAAGAGCATCTGGAGCTCATGCAGCGTGAGATGGATGATAAGTTATATTACGGTTGCACTACAAACAACGTACCGGCTGAAGATAACGTCTATACAGAAGAGAAAATGATAAAAGCCATTGACGAATTCAAAAAAGCGACAGGTTACCGTGAGCCTCCTAAATACGCTCGGCTTTTCAGCGACCCATTGTGGTACATGAGACCGCCTGTTCTTAGAGATATTAAGGATATAACGTGAGATTTTATAGAGATGGAATAGAGCGGGGTGTTCGTATTCAGAACGATCACTTCGCTGTAGGTGTGAGCTATGCTCCACACAAGAGACTCGGTAAATTTATAGAGCACAAAGTCATCTACGGCTTTTATGCTGAGCTCTTAGGTGTAGGACTCTTAGTAGCCGTACACCCTAATGACGGGACTTCCGCACAATGAACTCTTTAGAACCAAGCTTATTAGTTATCCAAATGATGTCCTTGGTGTTGATGTTTTCTTCAAGTACCTGTACCTTTGCGAGCTTCTGAGCATTGAGCTCTTTAGCTTCATCGTTGTCGCTCTTGAGCCAGTGCTCTATGTCGTCTGATACTGTTAGATGATTGTTACCCATATCCCAAATGTTGAAGTACTTAGGGTCCTCAGTGTATCTTGAGTACTTCTTTTTGTTGAACGCAACGAAGCCGGTCTTGTTGTATTGGTCAACAGCTTTCTTTATCTCTGTGTCTGTAAAGACTTTATAGATGAAATGACCGCCTTTACCATTAGGTCCTCTTAGACCAGCGAACCCTTCAGCTACCTTCTTATCGTCTGTCCAGCTCTCAAGGAACTTCTTGTCTACGTAGTCCTGACCGAGCATGCTATGACCGAGTCTAGCGAGACCACGATACAGCTTTATCCTTGGACCTAGCTCTTTCCTAATAGGAGCAAACACCAGCTCAATCTCTTGAGCTACGTGATCGTTAGCCTTGACATGTTGTTCAAGCGCTCCACCTGTCCAGTTAACAGTTTCCCAATGATCTATTGCCTGTTTAGCATCATCAGATAGCTGATCGTAAGCCTTCTTTGAGAGGTTGATGTACTGTTTCTCTATTAGGAACGCTGAAAATCTAATCATTTCTTAATCCTGCTCAAATGCGATGGTATATTTAACTCCACCGAAAGTACTGGAACGACTGAACTGACCACCTGTCTTAGACGCTATTGTCTTTGCAAGACGCTCGTATAGTCTATCTCGTGTTGACTCTCCACTAAATTCGATAGTGAATCCTGGATGTTTGCCAACGAGGTCCTTTAGTAGTTTAGCGATCGTAGCAAACACCTTGATAGCAGATGTTCCGCTTGTACCAGTTACTGACATTTCACCGTCGTTGTCGAATATAACACTAATTAGCTTTAACGTAGGGTATACGGTAAACAGCGCTTCGAATTCATTACCTTTGTCGTCACTGAAAGTGTACAGGTGTTCTTTATCACCCATACCTGTTGGACGTTTTACTGTAGGATAACCATTACCGAATTTCTCTGTGAGATATTCTTTAAATCTCATCGAACTCTCCTTAGAATCTGATTGAGCACAACAGGTTGAGTGCTGTTGACGAGTTCGAAAACGATTGATACGTCGTAGCCGTTGTGGTCTGGTGTTGCAACACAAATGACAGATTTGAGTAGTGCGCGAGGCTCATAGTTCTTAATAGCTTCTTCGATTCTCTTCTGAACAGAGTACTCTGTCTGTGGTGTGATGTTCTCGAACAGGTCTTGCGGTATACCAGCACCTAGAGATGGCTGACGATATCGCTCGTAGTTACCTGTAAAGATAAGGTTCTTAATAGAGTTTTTAACCGCGTTCTCATCGGTAAGCAGCAACAGATCGTTGTTTACAGGGTGCTTCTCAAATGAAGCTCTTATGTCTCTGTAAAGTGGTTCAATTGCCATTAGGTTAGTCCTCGTATGATATTCAAGAATTGTGGATTTTGGTTCTGCATTAAGTTGCTGACCCCTGATGACATTTGCCATGCCTGCTGGAACGTTTGATAACTGAATGGACTCTTAGACAGACCACTGTTAGCAGCAGACAATGCAATCATCATAGGAATTGAAACATCTGCACTATTTAATGAGAAGGTTTCTGATGACGTTGCACCTGTGATGTTCTTAACCTGGTCTACGACAGCATTTACAGCACGTTCTTTGAATGAGTTAGCAGTGACTGAACCACCACCGAACGAGAGCTTATTGACTGCATCGAACACGTTCAGGTTGCCTTGGAGTGATGAGAAGTTCTGCATACCAAAGGATGACACACCTGCACCGTTAGATGGCATCGGGAAGACACCGATCTTCTTAGGAAACAACTCAGTGACGTCAACCAGTGATAGAGCAGTTGGAGACTCACCGAAAAGAGTCTGTCCTACGTAAGAAGGTGATGCTTTCATAGGGTTCTTAGCGATAACACTCATTGGGATGCGCTTACCATCAATTAGTTCAGACATAAAATGTCCTAGAGCGTCAGCTGAAGAGCTGTTCTCTAGTCGAACTGATGAGGATAATGAGCCTCCGAGTATGCTGCCGAGTGAAGAAACGAGGTTAGAAATCGACTCTGGCTTAGAATCTGATGAGTCTCTTGACTTCAGATAGCGATTGAACATACGAATGAACGCATCCAACGCTTGAGCCATGAACGCAATCTTCTCTAACCGCTGGATAGCGAGTATTTCGAATGGGTGTCTTAAGATGCTCACATCGATCAGCTCTGGTATCTCAATACCAACAGCGATCTTCTCCATGTCATCGATGTCATCAATAGCACAGAGGATCAAGAGGAAAGCTTCGATGGTCTCAACGGGTGTGTTACCATATGCCGCAATCGAACGAGCCTTACGCTGAATTTCCTCATACTCTCTACGAGTGAATAGGAACTCTGTATCTGTCGGCTTACGTTCATCAACAAGAGTCTGTGCGATGTTCATTGCGAAGCCGGCATAACCGAGAGCAGTAGACACACCACTCTTGAATAGGTCATAAGACTTCGTTGATGAGATGTTACCAAAGAACGCTGGCTTGTCGTACTTACCCTTCTGGATGAGTGCTAGGTTGTCTTCATCGAGAGTAATCTCAGTTGAAGGAGTTGATGAGATGCGGCTTGCATCTGGCTTCGCTCTAATCATTATGCAGTTCCCTTTCTCTTAAGATAACTAATGTCGATACCAGGAGTACTTGTACTGCACTGTGGATCACCACATGTTAGAACTTTTGGTGCACCTGAACCGTGTGTTGCTCTTACGTGTACGTGTGAACGTCCTGATGTATTCTTCTCAATGAATACCTGGTCTACCGGTAGGTTGTCTCTAGCAAATCTAGCTATATCTGCGTGCACTTCCATGTTACGAGTAGAGCAGACGATGTCGATAGCAAGACCGGTAATGTGGTTCTTTGAGTTAGAACGGTACGATGATGTTACCTCGATGTCCGGATACTTAGCTTTAATAGCATCGAGTACGTTGTACGCAACAAATATGTGGTTCTGTACGACTTGCTGATAGCTTGATGGTGGGATAGGATGTGAGTGCTTAGCGTTGATCAAGTCACCGAGTGAGAAGTAACGTGAAATCTTAGCACCTGCATCGTGTTGTGATGGGATACCAACAGGTGGAGTTACTGACTTAATGTCCAACTTACGGTTACCTTCTGGGATTGTACCATAACCTGTCTCTTCAGTGACTGGGTTGAGTGTACCTGTGTTCTTAGATGAGTACTCATCGTACACTTCCTTAGCAGAAGGAGTAGAGTCGTATTCGATTGTTGAAACTGAACCGCCTGAAGCTGACTCAAGTCTTGCGTTGTTTGGATAGTTAGGGAACTTACGAACAGATGTGAGTTCATCAACGATGTCATTGGCTTCCATAACCTCTGCTTCTTTAGCCGCTACGTCTGATGTAGAAGCTGCGCTTCCTTGAACTTCAGTAGGTTCGACTGCACCAGCCAAAATTGTTGCCTTAGCTGCTTGCACTGCGTAGTTTGCTCTGTCTACCATTGGAGACACGTTGACCTCTGAGCCATCTATCTTGAGAGCACCAGATGCTGTTAAGTTTAGTTCACCGTGAGATGAGATTTTAGCGGTACCGTCTGAGACCAAAGTCATAGCACCCTTAGCTGATAGAGTCTGTGCACCACCTGAGATGTTCTTCATCGCACCTTTGGTAGTGTTGGTCGTTGCACCTGTAGTATCGTGAGTGCTGTCGCCTGTTACCTTGGTCTGTAGGTTCTTACCGACGTCAGTGATCTTAGTACCTGAGACCTGCTCACGGCTGTCACCTGCGACAGTGTCTCTCTTGATACCACCGATGATGGTTGACTGGTCGTTCGTTACTGTACGAGCAGCTGAACCGTCGATTGTCTCGTCAAGTGTGTTCGTCGTAGTCTTGATCGCTGCTGACTTGATGTTGAGTGTACCACCGATGTCCATGTTGAGATCGCCTGAACACTGGAGAGAGATGTTTGAGCCTTTAATGGCTACTTCACCAGATGCTGACACGAACGCATCCCCAAATGGAGCAGCAATACCGATGCCTTTACGTCCAGTAGAGACGATGTGAACAGCACCATCTGGATCGATAGTAACTGTAGCACCGCTGTGGTGTTGGAGGTTGATAGACTCTGCACCAGGTGTGTCGTCGATCTCGATGCGAGAACCTGTCGCAGTCGTATGACCCCATCTTTCTGATTTCTGTGGTGAACCAGCAGATGGAAGACCGACACCCTGTCCTGTCATCGCGTATGGACTGTCATCCTCACCACTGAAATGTGGGTTCTTAGATGGAGTCTGTACGTTTACCTTGTGAGATGGAACAACAGGATTTGTTGCGGCAGGCGCATTTGCGAGACCATTACCAATTGATGTCTGCTTCTTGTTAAAATCTCTACCTGGAGTCATAACCATTATTAGCCTCTATAATTATCTACGATTGCATTACACATTACTTCTAAATCACCGTTAGATGATGTCACGATCTCTTCGCTGAATGCAACCTCTTTAAGAACAATCATAAGGGCTCTTCGTTGTGAGTCAGTCATGAAAAATGGAGATGCTTCCTCGCTGTTGCGAGAGAAAGCACCTTTGTTATCTCCACCTTGTATTGTAAGTGTCGAACCATTAGTTCCATGAACCGTTCCACGAAAGTCGATGAACCAACCGCTTGGTCTCAACGTCTCGTTAGGTTTCGTGTTAGAAAATTCTACCTTCAAGAAGTAGCTCCTTTTGTATTATAAACACCGTACGCAAATTTTAAACACTTTTTGTAGTTAGGATGTGCTCTATTTACACGCATAGGATTATACTGCATCATCTCATTACGTTCAAATGTACAGAAGCCTGCGACAGCATCTGGCATGTTAGTAGCACCCAACCACTTCTTCTTGGCAGCTCTCTCGGTGTTGTTGAGCTCCCACCACATGAAGCTTAACTGATTCTCAAGAGTATAGTTCTTACCATACTTTGCTAGGAGCTGTTTCTTTCTTGGTCCAAGCCACTGACAGATACCGGTAGCACCGATAGAGTTTACAGTCTGTGGGTTGATGTTTGTAGTCTCTAGCATCAAGCAGCCTACGAGTGCAGACGCTAACAGGTGTGTGTCTGTTACACCTTCCTTCTTAAGCATATCTGACACAAAGTTGTAAGTTTTCTCAACATTGCTACCACCAGGGATGTTGATTGTTTCATTACTGTTACCAATGTCACCTGTGCCGCTGTCGTCATTGCCAACGAATTTACCTCCATTTGAACCTTGCGTTGACATTGAATAGTCTGTTCCTTGCACAACGCCGAGAATAATTGGTTGCATCTTGAATTTAGGATCAGCGAAGATACCTACTACCCAAGAGTCAACTTGAATGTTGTGTGTAGGTGCTCCTGAACCTGCTTGTCCACCTGTTGTTGGGTAGAGCACTAAAGCCTTTGGGAGATCACTGTCGTCTACGTCTGTTTGGTTCTCAATAGGATGAACACCAAAGATGCGTACCTGAACGTATGACTCATCGATGACGCGTTTCACGACACCTGTAAACCATGTGGTTCCGTTACCATAGAAATCTGATGCTTGCATGTCGAACCTTTTTAAAGATATTTAGTCGCATATTCACTATTTACATAGGCTGTAATTTAGTGTATATTAATCTATAATTGGTTAATGGAGATCGAAATGATGAGCAAATTGATTGGTAACCATCCTGCTGTGGAAGAACTCCTCGATGGAGAAAGTCAAGGTTTTGACTATAAGTACCACGTTTGGCTCAAAGAGGATTGGCGGTTCAGTAATGGACGCATGGAGGGATGTCGAACCGGTAATTTTCAGAACGTCAAAGATTTCTTCTTTGCAAAACCAGTGAGGGTGTCAAATGAACAGACAAGAGATGATTAATCATATCCACTGTGTTAATAGCAGGGCATTCCACATCGAAATTTCCTACTACATGTCCATCGAGGAACGTGAATACAAGTACGACGAGGTATGCGCTCTCTTTGATTATGAGAGTCAGCTCGAAGAGTTCCTCGTTGGTCCATGTGATGTAAAATATCGAATGCAATACAGAGGTGAGCTCAAGGTCGTAAGACGAACGCTCATCGACATCGGGTTCTATCGAGAAATGCTTCAAGACGAAATCGATAATACCTGGAGATCAGACGGTCACAGCCCTTGGCACTTCATCCTCAAGGAAAAAAAGTGGACGACTGATGAGCATGCAAGTGAATGGATGGAGATAGGAGAAAATGATGAAACACAGTAGCTATATTGATCACATCGATCAAATGATAGAAGAGACAGCGGCGCGACTTACAAAGTTGACACTTGCTAGGGAAGTTCTTCTTGAGGTCATGGGCAATACAAAGGACGAAGATCCTATACTGTCTCTACCTAAACCAGCACCAAAGGCGAAGGCAAAGAAACCAATTAGAGTGGCGCCTGACAATACTGACGTCACAAAGTACAATATCCGTAAGACTGCTATAGAGGCCATGCGAACAAATGGTTCAACATCAGCAGCTGATTTGTTTGATGAACTTGGACTCACGTCTGCTCCTAAGAATAAGAAGCAGGAAGTGTATCAAACACTTTACAACATGAAACAGCAAGGAATCACGGAGCGGGATGAGTCGATGAGATACACTTTGAAAACTGCAGCAATAGACGGATAATGACAAAAACGGGGTGAGTGAAGTGACGTACAAAAAGAGAGAATGGAAAGAGATAAATCCAGACAACATTAACTTCAAGTGGGATCGTTCGACGTATGATCTCATTAAGGACTACGAATCTGGAGACGCTCACATATACACCATGCCAACCGTTGAGCAGAGATTGAATTCTCTAGAGAAACTGCTAGCTGAAATGCTTGACGCTAAGTTTACAGCTGAAGAAACTCTACAAATGCTTAAGCTTGGCAGGGTTTACGAACATATTACTATAGAATGAGATAATGATCAATCTAAGTGATTGATTTCATTATGCTTTTTGTACGTCATTTTATCGTTTCTGCTTAGAAATGAGCAGATCACCTCCTGGGTGCAGTGGTTATAGGCTGATGTATAGGTCTATAACACCTGCACCCGAGATGCATCAGAGGGTGGCCTTTACGCTAGTAGAGACCAGTCCGTTGCTCCTGTACCTACGTTTTTAGCAATATAGCACGTTGAGTTGTCTGTACGAGATAGAATCTCACCTACGTACATAGCGTTGATGGTTGGAGCTACAGCGACCGTTCTTCTTAGGTCAAGGTGGTTTGGCATACGGATAATGTTAGGCTGCATGATGAAATACGTCTGTTTTGTGGCATCAAAGTTGAACATCGCGCTGTTACCGGTTCCTTGGAAGATGTTGTCTGTAACAATCATACGAGCGATGACGCTTGATCCGTATGTGTAGTCAAATATCGAGAACGTGATACCTGAGACGTTGTTGTCTGACACCAACAAGTTACCGATGTTCCCTGTTAGGTTGATTTCTAGGAAGCGTGATGTGTCTTGAACGTTGTTGTTAGTGATAGTGATAGACTGACCCGATGATATACGGAACGCTCTGAATGGGTTCTTGATATTGTTTCCACTAATGGTTAGTGTCTTCGCTAGTGATGAACCTCTGTGACGAACTGCATAATAGTTCAGTGAGGTGTCAGCTGAGTTAAGGCAGTCCCACTCGTTGTCAATGATAGAGACGTTGTCGAGTTGTTGACCATCAATGTTAGTATCGAACAGAACGAACGCACGGGTGTTACCAGCAGTCAGAGACCTACCGTCGTAAATTCGAGTACCCCTGATCATAATAGAACCACCAACACCAGTAGCAGTCCCGTACTTCTGGATGTGGATAGCGCCATCACCTAAGAAGTTTCTAATAGAACCGCCAACGATCGACACTCTCTTGATGAGGTCGCCGTTGTAGTTACCATCATTGATTAGAAGGATTGGCTCAGCTGTTGTTCCTTCAATAACATTGTCCTGGATGAGCATGTTACCGTTTGACCTGATACCGCGATAGATGTTGTTGCGCTTTTCAGTGTTGTCTGTGTAGGCTGTACCCGAGTTGAATGCCTGGCCACATGTGATGCGGTTACCAGAGATTATGCATGTGTATACGCCGTCCATAGAGATTGGAGCGATACCATCACCCTCCATAGCGAACGCTACAACACCGTCTGGCTTCATCCATCCTGTGTTTGGAGAAGACTGGATAATGTCGTTATTAAAGATGCGAGCTGAGCCCCATTCGTACCAAATAGCAGCAGGGAAGAACACTTCACCGTTGTACGATGGTGCACCCTCTGTACGCTGATATCCAACGTTAATGATTCTGTTGTTTGAGATGGTGGTGTCGAAAGCACCGCGAACGAAGATACCTTCAACCTGGTCTTCTTCCATTCTGTTGCCAATTACGTTTACACCATAAGAGAACTGTGGCTGACCACCTGTGCTGATCGTAGGAATTAGCTCACTGCCAGATGTGAAGGAAGAGTCGTACTCACGGATCTGAATTGTAGCGCGATCACCTGTCTGACGAGTAACGTCGTACACAGGAGAGACACCGTTACGTAAACCACGATTGCCTTTGAAGTCGATACCGCTCAGTAGACCACATCCAACGAGACCAGACCACGTGTTGTTCTCAAAGTCGTTGTTTTCAATGAGTGAGTAACCAGCCTGCCAAAGAGCTAGACCGTTCATGTACGCATTGCGGAAACCACATCGTCTCACTGCTATCTTACGAGAAGGTGTTGTGTTGTCTGTTGAAGGAACGAACTCTAATAGACCGTTGTGTCTGAATGGACGTGAGCCTCTACCGAAAATGTTGACAGTTGCTGGGTATGTCTGGTTAGAGCGGTTACCATCAAAATCGATACCCTCTACGATGAACCAGCTGCATCCTCTAACCTGGATGATAGATTTGTAGTTGTTTGCACTCGCGTCTGTATTTACGATAGCACCATCAGCGAGTTTAAACGTCGCTCTACCTCTACAATAGATATAAACAGATGAAGAAGTTGTTATCTGTGTGTTGAACGTGTACGTACCAGGCTCAATTTCAAGCATCTTTCCATCAGCTGCTGTCAATGCTGCCGCGAAATCAGTAGAGTTAACTGCTCCCTGTGATACGAAATTGTTAAGGTGAACTGATGATGTCGAAAGAAATGACATCAATTGCGTTTTTAGTGACCTGGTCATGTCTACTCTCCGATAAATTAGAATGAGTAGACGGACCTCCGCAACTCATAGTATTTATCAATATCTACTTGTACGATCAATACTTGTATCGTAAGAGTCTTTGTTCAATCTCATAGATGTTGAATGGATGCCATTTGCATTAATTGTATGAGCGATTTCTGTGATCAAGAAGTAGCCACTGACTAGATCGTCTTCTTTGTTCTCATTGAAGCCGTGTACCTCAGGTATCTCGAGGTAGAATAGATCGCTAGGTGAGAATTCTCTCGTACCTGGGATTGTAATAGTGATATCAACCTGAGCCATTGCTACACGCGCAATGATGTCTCTACCCCAACGCTCTCTTAAGTCTGAGACTGGGTACGAGATGTCGTTCTCTGACTGGTTGTTGATGACGTAACGGACTCTGTTCGCTACCTCTGAGTCACCTTCAATCTTTACAGCAGCATGGTATTTATCAGTGTTTAGCTTATTGTTTGAGATAAACTTATTGTCTTCAGCAGTCCACTTTTTAGTATAATAGGCCTTTTGCGCAATGTTAATCTCTACCAAGTTGTTTTGGAAGTATCCTTGACCGATCTTATCGAGTGTAGAGTGTCTACGGTTAAATGATAGGTTGGTCACGATGCGGCTGTCGTTAGACATCTTCTTTGAGTCTTCAACTTCGTCTGAAATGTATTTGTATTTTCTCTTTATAGCATTGCGACGTTGAGTGTCTGCTCTGTTGTGTAGGAACATAGACTGGATGGTCTTGAAGTGGAAGCCACTCTCAGTCTGGTAGAAGAGATAGGTGAACGCGTCTGAGCTCTTTGGTGTAGCGTAGTCGGCTACGAGAGACACAGCACTCAATGGATGAATGTTAGGGATAATGATAAGCTTAGCTACTTCGTTGTCTGATGGCTCAGTAAAGATGGGCGACTGCTTGTTGTACCCTACTAGGATCTTTTGTAATGGCTTCTGAATGTACTCTTCGATGATAGACTTAACAGCCTCATGAGACTGACCTGTGTACGTCTTCTGAATTGTTCTAAGAGAGTTAGCCCACATCTCAATGGCTACGAGGTTCATCGTAAAGATGGTTGAACGTCCATCGTCGGCAACCGTGATCTCACCGATAGACTCAATGACGTAGTAACGAGATGAGAGTGCACCATCACTGCCAGTGCGGTACGTAATCTTAACCGCCTCTTCACCTGTTAGTGGATAGTTCACGAACAAACCAATGGTGTCATTAACGACTAACTCAGCCTTCATGACAGGGTGGTAGATGCTCTCATAAGAGTTCATCTCGACTACCTGACCGACAATGTCGAGAGCAGTCTTCTTGTTAGATGCTACCGTATCAAGGGTACCAAATTTAAAGAGGATGACACTCTCGAGTTCTGACTTGAAGGCTGCGTCTTTATTTGACATTTAAGAGAGCTCTAATTTCTTTTTCAATCTGAGTAATGTAGACGTTTGATAGGAGAGTGATCTTTCTCTTCTCTTCGTTGAGATGGTTCTCGTAGTCAAATAGATAGACCGGTGTCCATCCTGCTTTCTCTTCCACTGAGATGGAAGCGAACGTCTTAGGAGTCATAATCCAGTCTTTACGACGGATTGTATGAGGAGCGTCTCCACCTACGCCCGTGTATTCGTAGTGGTGGACAGTTGACTTCGTTAGCTCAACATTACCATATGATGACTTGAGGTATGAATATAATTCTCTATAGCTTTTAGGCCAGTCACTTGGGATGTCCATGATGTTGTTTGGTAGACAGACTAACCACTCGAAGTCTGTGCTTCCATAATAGTCGAACGCGATAGTGTCTGGTCTCTCACCGTCTTTGATCGTGTAAGGATAGAACACTTTGTACTGGTTGATGATGTCACGGATGAGTGAGAGCTTCACGAGGATGTTGCGAGACTCTGAACCTTCGTAGATGACCTTTGGAAGATACGTAAAATATTCCATTATTGCTCTCCCTGCAGTCTGTTACGTGTTACAATACCGGTTTCGTTGAACGATATCTGAATTTCTACTTCTACAGGTGCACCTGAAGTGTAGAACACCATGCCTGTTCCTGAAGCGGTTGTTATGTTCATGTTTGAGATAAATGCTTTATAGTACTGTGGAAGGTACGCCTTTGACTCACCTTCAAAGTCTACGTAGACTAGATCTGGATACTCAAGCGCGTAGCCGTGAGCAGACTCTTCTGGATACATGCGTTCACGGATAGTCTTGATGATGTTGTTAATTGTCTGTGACTCTTCGAATGATCGAGCACTCATCTTCCACTGAAGGTTGAATGAACGGGTTTCGATACCATCAAAGAACGTAGTGGTGTGCGGGTTACGAACTACACCAGCTGTAATGTTTGACAGTGTTGTACGATCGTCGTTAAGCTTGACAGGTGATAGAGCTACTGCGCGGGCGATGTCTTTCATTGTACCATTTGATTGGAAACTGTTATATGATTCCTTTAAGTTGTCAATCATCTTACCACCTGTGATGGCGTCAAGAAGATATGGTGCGTTACCAGCCAAGTCCATGTTATGAGTCTTCATCTTGATGTTATGGTTTTCAGGGATGTTGACTGGAATTGGCAGTGTAATCGTAGCTGTAGTAGACTCTGTAGGATTAGAAGCTGGACTCTCACGGCTGTATTTAACGAACCTAAGCACGGTGCGCTTAGTCGTTAGCATTGGTGGGTAAGTCAACGTCGTAGACTGTGTGTTCAGACGGCCTGATGTTGCGTTAGGATTTGAGGATGCCATTTTATGTCCTAATCTTTGATAGTGAGTCTGTCCAGACCTTTGTTTGTGTAGCCTTTTGGAAGCGAGCGAGTGGTAAAAAGAGTACGTAATCCCATTCAGTGATGTCTACCTCAATGAAGTTAGACTGTACATGTGAGTAGAGGTAACGCTTAATGCAAGGCTTGAAGTATTTCATCTTAGCAGTATTCTTAAGGATTTGGTAAGAAATCTGCAGCTTTGAAGTCTTATCATACTTATCATTGTTGAGTGTGTCGTACAGCGCATCCATCAACCTGGCTCTATGCATAGGTGGAAGGTAGTGAAGGTTGATACCAAGGAAACCGTCTTTGTAGAACTCAAGAGGAAACACAGCGGGAAACTTATCCCAATAAGGAAGAGTGGCCTTGTGCTTAGCGTCATAGAAATAAAGCATCAGCTTACCAGGTGTAGGAACTGTAACGTAATTCTTCTGTGCTTTCTTAGAGTTAGCAAGACGATTCACATTGACGTTACGAGACACAGCCATCATAGCTTTATCTCGTAGGAAGTCCTTTATCTGATCATCACCAAACTTGGCTGATGTAGTGTTCTGTGCATCTGCTAATGCTTTTTGAAAGAGAATTGATGCCATTACTTAAGGAGACCATAAATGAGTGCTATATCCGTTGGTAAGAGCACCTTTTCTACCTTGTAAGTTGAACTCTCTGAGAACCTAATGACCTCAGATTCGTCGTTACCAAGGTTATGACTTCCTAGATAGTTTGTGAAGTCAGTGTTAAAGATGAGCTCATTTTTGTGCTTAGAAGGATCTATCTGATAGACGACTGGAATCTCATCCTCTTCTCTGAGCTTATCCCATCTTTTGACTACAGCTTTCATATCGATATTCCAGCCTTCACCCTCTTCGTAAGCAAAAATCAATGCAATTGTAACGTCTTCAGTCCATGACTGAACGTGGGCTTTAGATTGATATGTTACATTTGTAGCCTCAACGAAATCTGTACCTTTATATCCAAAAGGAGAAGCTTTAAAGCTGAGCTTTTTGATTATGTTCCAATCCATCTTAGAACCACGATATAGAGTTCTTCCACTTGGTACTAGAATATCTTTGTACTTATCTTTGCACTTAGCAAGTTCTTCAAGCTTTGCTAGAAGGTCTTTTTTTTCTTTACGCATACTGGCACCGCGAATGAACATCTCGATAGTCTGGAACATAGATTTCTCGGTTACAGTGTCAGGTTCACCCTTGTTCCTGAAGGTGCCAAAAAGGTACTTGCCGAACTCTTGGTCGCAATTAGTTGAACCCTCACAGATGAACTCTTTAAATCTCATAACGCGCCTATATCCTTCTCGGTCCACACTTGAAATTCCCAGCCCTTAGCAGCGGCCAATTTCTGAGCAGATGCCCACTTAGCTTGATTGACTCCATAGGTTATAACCTCTGTGATGTATCTCTTCTTATGCATTCCCTTTTTGAGGACAGGAGGTACACATTGCTTAGAAGGTTTAACTTCTACGATAAGTACACGAATGTTTCCGTCTTTGGTCTTGCACTTAATGTAGAAATCTATGAAGTATCTGTGATATTTATTATCTTTGGGTGAGAGATACGAAACTACAACACCTTCAGAACCCCATTCGAGAACGTCTGGGTGTAGGTCTAACTTGCTCATAACACTAAGTTCCCATCCTGATCGATATACAGGTGGGTTCTTTGTAATGTTACCTTTGTACTTTTCTGGGTGTTTGGGTCTGAAGACCCCCTGTTTGTATTTTGCCATATTACCACTAAATATCAATGAATCTCAAGAATATTTAGGAAGTAAACTTGTCAAACATAAATGATATTCTAGCAACGATCAATAAGTTGGGAGGACTCGCCAAACCTAATAGGTTTGCTGTACAAATTACTGCACCTACAACTATGGCTTCAGCTGCGAGAGACCTAGTTTATTTATGCGATACTGTCAATCTTCCTGACATACAGTTCCAGACAGAAGACATCAAGAACAAAGGCTACGGTCTATCTGAAAAGAGACCAGTTGGTGTAACTTTTGGTGACGTTACAGCAACATTCTTCATTGACAACAATGGTGTCTCACTTCGTTTCTTCCAGACTTGGGTATCAAGAGTATTCTCATTTAACACTTCATTGAGTGACAAGAAGATCAATGGTCTGTCTGCAGAGTCTTACAATTATCCTGCTGACTACTCTGGTACAGTTCAGATTGCTTTCATGAATGACTCTAATCAAAACATTATCGTCTACACCCTTGAAGATGCTTATCCTACCCATATCGGCGGTGTGACTCTAGGATGGGAGCAGAACGATCAACACGCTAAGCTGCCCGTTACGTTCGCTTATAAGACATATACGACCTATCAAGGTACAGTGTACGGTGAGTCTGACTCCTATATCACAGACAACCCATCTGTGCAGACAACTACTGACTACAGAAACATGTCTCTTCTCAACACACTAAATAATCCAAATATCAATGACGTTGTCGCGCGGAATGCATTTACTTTAATATAAGGATTTAAAATGGCTTTACCTATTGTTAAGCAACCAGTTTACGAAATTTTCCTACATTCACTTAAGAAGACTACTACATTCAGACCTTACACTACTGGTGAAGAGAAGATCCTAATGATGGTATCTAACTCTGACGACCCTAAATTCGTTGTCAACAACATCCGTAAGGTTCTAGGTGCTTGTCTTACTGACCCATCTATTGACATCAACACCATTGCTTCTTATGACATCGAAAATCTTCTAATCAAAATTAGAGCTAAGTCAAGTGGTGAAACACTAAAGCTTACCTACAAAGATGAGGATGACAAGACAAAGTATCCACTTGAGATCGACCTAGACTCTCTTGACGTTATTTTCAATGAAGAGCATGTCTACAAGATCGAGATCACCGATAAGATCGGCATCATCATGAAGGACCTTAACTTCGATCGTATGATGTACTTCCAAGAGAAGGTTCTCAGAGAAAAGAAGAAGAAAGATATGAAGGAACTTCAGGTAGAAGTTTCATTCGAGACCATGCTTGATTGCATCGAGTCACTCTACGACGAGAACGAAGTCTACAAAGTCGGTGAGAACACAACTCGTGAAGAGGTTACTGAGTTCATTAACGCTCAGGTTGGCATCTCACCACGTCTTTATAAGTTCGTTGAGACTATGCCTGCAGTGAAGTACCAAACAACTCTACCAAATGGTAAGTTCGTTGAGATAAAGGACATCAAAAGTTTTTTAGCGTCTTAATAGATACTGACTTCGCTCAGTATTACAAGGTTCTATTCCTCTTAAAGGAACATCATCATTTCTCTGTAGATGAGTATGAGAACCTTGTTCCTTATGAGAGGGATATCTTGATGTCCTTGATTATGGAAGAGATTGAGGCTAAGAAGTTAGCTCAACAACAAAAACATTAAAGGTCTGCGAACAGACCGTCATCTGCATAATCTGTATATTCATTGAGCTCGAGGATTCTGTTCTCGAGCTCTTCTATTTGTTCTTGCTGCTTCTCGATAATATGGAGAGCAACCTCAAGCTTGTATTGCAATTCGAGCGATGCATCTTCTGTCATGGTCATTTTACAAATATCCTTTAAAGAGTCTCTTAAATTTACGATTATCTTCGTCTCGTTCGTAATCGAACTGCTTCTTATTGGCGATGTTGACTACATCAAGAGCGGCATCAATAAACCTCTTGATCTCATAACGATTTGCATAGTCGCTTGCATGTACGTTAACCAGCTTGAACCCATAATTGTAGCGGTGACAGTAACTCATTTTAACATGGACGTCAATAAAATACTCAGTGTTCTTAACCCAATATTTCCAACCATCTTTCCTCAAGTCTATTTTCATGACCATGTGTTGTGCTTTAGAGTTGGGGAAGTCAAAGCAAAGAACAGGTGGCGCTCCATGCTTTGAAACACTTATTCTGCTTTGGAACTTATATTCAGCCATAAGTTTGGCGATAGTTTCCAGTATTAAATCCTGGCTGACAGTCATTTTAAAACTCTTTCGCGCAAAGTTGGAGTCTTAGAATATCATAAGCAACGTCATGGATTGGATCATGCTTCCTAAATCGCTTCTGTAGCTCAGCACGTTCTGCATCACCTGTTGCAGGCATGAAACCTAGGTCCTTGACTGTGAAGCCAGTCTTAGTATCAAGATATGTACGAATATCGCGCACAGCCCAATAAGGATAGATGTTGTTAACGTTATCGCCGACATCGCGAGCAATACGAGCGATGATAGGAATGTCAAAGTTGTTACCACGACTCCATACACGAACAATTTTGCGTCCTTTAACATATTCTTTTAGGTTCTCAACGAACTGTACGAGTGAGATGTCTTTAGCTGGATCCGGCTTGATGCACTTACGGATATCCTTATCCTGTTGGGACCACCACTCAAGCGTTGCAGGTTCAATGACATAGCCATACTTCTCCTTTTGTTCCATCACATCGAACTTATCCATTTTGATCTTACCCAAGAGTTCGTCAAGTGTGTAACCTGGATCCGTGTTAAATGTATTCCATTCGAAAATAGTGTAAGCACATGAAACAGCTACACACTGGTTTGTATCGACGCCTAGCGTCTCAAAGTCCAATACTAAATCGCTCATTAGTTAAATTTCTTCTTGTTGAGTTGTACGCCGGCAAGTTCGTATGCAAGTTTAATGTCTGGATCTTCTGCTTGGTCGGCATAGTGAAAATGGATATCTGCTAATAGATCGAGCATCTCATCAATAGAGTGCTCAATTGCGTACTGAACAATCTTGTCAGCCAATTCCTGTTTAGTCATTTTAAATCTCCAATAGTGTGGAGATGACGTCGAAATGATCTTCGAAAAGTTGAGACCTCATGTTCTTTACCTGAGCGATAGGGAACCAACGAGCATCCATAGCATCATCAGAACCTTTAACCTTTGGTAGAGCACCGACATCATCTAGTCTGAAATGTGTTGCATGTGTAATAATGCGACCACGATTTGAACGATAAGGATCATCAAATAGCTTACGCTGCTTAATAGAACCACGTAGAACTTTCTGTGGAACTTTAATCTTAGTTTCTTCATCAAGTTCACGAAGAGTAGCGTCAAGAGTAGTCTCATCTGGATTGATGAAGCCACCTGGTAGTGCCCACTTCTTATAACCGTATTCCTTACCACGTTGGATAAGAAGTAAGTGTCCTGCCTGAACGATACAGGAGTCTACAGTCATGTGAGGGCCTTTACCCCATTTACCCATATACTGTTCTTCGTACTCATAGTCAGATGTAAGTTCGTTGACGACTTTGTCCATGTGTTCAATGAACTTATCAGCACCGTATCCTGGCATAATATTTTCATTGACTTCGTATTTCTGGTAGTAGAAGTTACGAATTTCAGTAGCTGAGATAACGTCCTTCGTTACAGAAATTGCAATAGAGTCCCATGTTGGGAAGAGGTTCAAGTAAAAAGAAGACGAATCTTTCTTCATACCTGCTAGAGCAACTGAATATGGACCTGGTATAAATCCTTTTGAGTGGATGGAGTGAAATACTGCACCTTGTACGTCTGCGATCCACTTGTCTAGGTTATACGGGTAGTCAGGCACGAACGCGAATCGAATGCGCTTGAATGTCTCCTTAGGAAGACTCGCTCTGATGATGTCTACACGTTCCTGTGCACTGAGTGGGTTACGTGTATCTCGAGCTTTTTCAAAAGAACCAATCACCATGATCAGTTCTTTTGCTTTTTCGAGGGCTCCATCAACGATCTGCTTGTGACCTAGATGAAATGGCTGGAAACGACCGATAAAGACTGCGAAATCAAACATTACTTCACCTTCGCATTTTCACGGACAGTGTCAAAGTCCATATCTAGAAGTAGTTTACCATTATCCCATACTGTGTTAAGCAGACGAGTCTCAGAAAATACCGCTTCATCTTCACGCATTGTAACAATCTTTCTACGTGGAGTCATCACTGTTGTGAGAACGCCGGCCTTGCTCTTCTTGAATGGCTCATCGATTGGATCTTTGTAGACATCGACCCATTCGTCATCGATGAGAACTGCATTTGTCTTCATTGCGAACTTAAGAGTGTCACGATCGACCTTTTGAAGAAGAGCTCCACCCATACCGAATACAAAATTCTCGGCTGAGTAACCCATGTTGACTACAACGTGGTGTAGAATATTCTGAATTGATGTGATGTTGATACCATCACCCCATAGGATACGTACACCATTTAGAACTTGGTATTCCTTACTGTTGACAGTGAAACCAAAGGTTCCAGCGAGAGAAGGAAGGATTTTTGATAGGACATCAATTGGATTACCTGAGTCAGGACGAATGACTAGAGTAGCTCCATTCATCTTGTCTTTAAGAGCTGGCCACAGGTTGTCGACGGCATTGTAGATATTATATGAGTCGGAAACGCAAGAAACAATAGAACCAGGCTTAGCGAACTTATCCACCATGTTAGTATACGCATCAAATTCATTTTCTCTGCCCCATGCTGTGATTGTGCTGTGCTCTGATGCTGGAACTGAGTAGCCAACAGGACCATCAGCGTTGTAGTATTCTTCAGCAGCAAACAATGCTTCAACTGTGTCTGTACCCATGAAGTTTACAAGGTGAGCCATGCCACCAAGCTGAGCACTCTCTGAAGATGATACACCACGTGCACCAAAATCATGTAGCTTGAATGGAAGGTTGGCAGCAGTCTCGTCTGAAGACTTATCGAGATACTTCTTAATGATCTTCTTAACTTCGCGCGATAGAGTCGCTACAGTTGTTGGGTACCATACTGCACGAAGGATTGCCGTCTCTACGAATGAAGCGAGCCATGCGAAGCGATCATCTGTTGCGCGGACCTGAACTAGTGCTACGTGAGTAGCAACAGGTGTACCTTCAGGGATAGCTTGAATTCGAATTGGTAGAATACCGTTAAACTCATTGACGATAATATACCACTGATCGGCGTTGAATGGAAGACCGTGAGCCGTAATCATCTTACTAGCGCGTTCGATATCATTTGACGTGATGGGAGTATTGAGGTACTCTTTTATCCATGCTTGAAGACCAAAGAATACAACTTCTGAGTCAGCAGGAAGACCAGACTTAAGGTCAACACCGCGACTCTCGATGTATGAATTGTTATTTTTTACTGATGCTGGAAATAGTGCATAGTGGCTGTACTTATATGAATCAGCCGCAATTATTAAAGATACTTTCATTGGTAAACTCCTTACCTGGTTTGTTTAAATTTGTAGTCCATAGTATCGCTCCGATACCGTAATATGACTTATTTATAAATAATTTAGATCGCGGTACTGCTAATACCCATCTATTCTAAATCTGTTAGGAGACTCAGCTATATGAATATTTATACACCATACGTCTACTTTATCACATTTACAAATCCAAGTACACCAGAAAAGTTGTATTATATTGGATCTGAATATTCAGAAATCTCAAAAGTAGCTCACCCATCTAATCTGTTCACAATTTATGATACTTCTTCTGTAAGAGTTAAAGAACTTATAGAAGAGTTTGGAAAAGAATGTTTTAAAATTTCCATTCGAAAAACCTTTAAAACTGGTAACGAAGCAACAGATTATGAGACTAAACTTCTCACGAAAATAGATGCTAAACGAAGACCAGATTTCATCAACGAATCAAATGGAACTCGTGGCAGTTATGGTCAAATGTCTGAAAGAGCTAAAACAAAAATGGTTGAAACTCGTTCCATAACTTATTTAGAGAGGTTTGGGACAGAGCATCCAATGAAAAATCCTGAAATTAATCTAAAATCTGTTCTTAAACATATTAAGAGAGTTTCGATCAATGGAACAGAATACCCATCTTGTTTAGAAGCTGCAAAAGCGTTGAATGTAACTAAAGGTGCGATTTCGCAGTGGGTTAAGAAACAACGAAATCAAGCTTACTTTGTTTGAGTCTGCCAAATTCTGAGTTCTTCCCAGTTTTTTGCAGTAGTCTTAGTGTAATAAGGGCAAATATGTTGACGTTCATCCTTTGGACAAGGGCACTTACCATTGTTCCTTAAATTGGAACAAATTCCATAACGAGACTGGATGTACTCAGCTAG